AAGTTAACTAGTTCTGAGGAGGAAACTCTTAATGAGGTTGTGAATTTGGATTTGGATGATCCGAGGATACGCAGAAGTGAAACTCTTGAAATTCCTTCTACCCAAGAGAAAATTGATATTGTTGAGTCACAATGTGGAGAAACGACTAAAGATGAAGAAAAGGAGAAACCAAAAGTAAAAGAGTCAACTACTCCAATTAGAGACCTTTTTAATAGGATTGGCAATTTCTTTGACTCTACTCCAAAGATGAATTTTGTTAAGTCTAAGGATGTAGAGAAGCAATTTATTAATAAGGTTGTTGATCTTGGTGATAAGGAGGATGTCGTTCCCGAGAAGGTTGTCAAAGTGAAGTCTGAGTTAGATGGTAAGGCTCCATGGTTTGTCAGACTTGGTATATCAGCAGCTATCTCATATATTAATGAGAAGAGGGAGTCATTTGTTACTTTTTTCAAAGGTAAAGATACTTGTCTTAAGCATATTGCTGCTGAGATTCCTGATATTTGTATAGAATTACTCAAATGGTTAAAAGACCATCCAAAGCATGTCGGTGCAGGAGTGGCATTTGCTTTGATGTTGTTTAAGAGTAAGAAAGTTTATGATCACGCATACAAATTTTACTCCCAGGATCCATCTGAAGTTAAAGATGTTACGACAGTGTTTCCTGAACAGAGTATCATAGGCATTGTTGGCAGTAATGCAACCTTCTTTTTATTAACTGCCTTAGGTTTCCAGAATATTTGGAAAAATGCAATGAAGGAAGATGTTAAGGAAGAGATGAGCTTATTAACTGTTATGTCAGATGTTGTTAATGGAGGGACCACCTTTCTTGCAGTCATTGCATGCCTGATGTCCTCATTGAATTTGGCAGCTTATTCTTCAGCTAAGTATGATTCTGAAAATGGTATTATGTTTACTAATGCTAATCATGATAAGATGAAGCATTTGTCTAAGGTTCCAGCAATAAGAAAAGTTGTTATTGATAAGCACTCAGATTATGAACAATGTGATAACTGTGGTCATGATAAGAACCCTATTTGCTTGTGTGAGGAACAAAGACGAAACGCCAAACTACAATATAATAGAAGAAAAGAAGAATTGATGAAGATGCCTGTTGAAGATGTCAATAAACTTCAGTCTAATAAACCTGAACAAAAGAAAATTATTGTGGTTAAAAGATCAGGTTGGAAAGAACCTAAGGTAGTAAGTAAAGTTAATAGAACTGAACTACGTAGAACTTGCTCAGAATGCAAAATTAACACTGTCTCTCACAAAGGACACAAATTATGTGCTCCATGCTTTAGGGGAAAGAAGGTGAGTAAACCTGAGGAATCCAAAATTCAAGTAAGTCCTAAGCAGCAAAAGAAAAATGTTGAGAGGCATGCAAGGAAAAACAAGCGTCGTAATAAGAAGAATAATTGGAATTACGAGTTTGAGCAAGAAAATCCTTCCCAAATGAGAGAGGATCAGGATAGGAAACTTAAGAAGTCTGAACGTTATGTTTCAGAAAGAGGATATGATTGGGGAGAGATGGATGAGGATACTAACTTTTTGAAGGATATCCGCTTTGATTCTAACCCTAATCAAAAGTTATTGGATGATAGATTTTCCTCTTATAAGAAAAAATATCCCGTTGATCTAAATTTTCATAATAAATTTTTAGCTAAGAATAAATCAAAGGTCAGCTATAATAAGGATATTGTTCGACATGCAAAAATTCCTGTTCCGACAATTGGTAGAAATGTTGTCAAGGTTGGGGATGAAAGCAATTCATATGGATATGGATATGTGATACATAAGAACTTGGTGATTGTTCCTTCCCATTATCAGGTGATATCCCATATTCACATGAAATTAACTCATGGTTTTAAGGCAATTCCATGTGAGTTTATTAGTGAATTGCAAGTTGTAGGCCATCTCGAGGGAGTGAAGTTACTTAGGGTAAAGATAGATCTTCCATTTAATAACATCAAGCTGAACATCCCAACCTCTGAATTTCCTGGCGTGATAATATCTCCCGCATTTTCCCAAATCTCGTCAGTAAAGTATTCACCAGATAATGGTTTGCTTGTTTACACTGCTGACTCTACTGCAGGGGATTGTGGTCAACCTGTTATAGATGCTGAAACTAATTGTGTTGTTGGTTTCCATATTGGTGTCAACAGAAACAATAAACAGGCAAGAGTGGCCTATGCTCTTGCCCTAACCCCTAAGTTGTTGAACCTTATTAATAAGAAAGTCGAAGAGTTGGGTTTCTAATACCTCATCCAATTTATCCCAACCCCCTAATGCGTGAATATCAACCTTATCGAGAGTTTAAATTTTTACCCTATATGGGAACTCTCATGACCAAACGTTTACGAGATAGAAGTCAGTTCTATCCCGAGTTTGATGAATTACCGGTTGATTTAGTTAAGCATTCACAAATTGGCTCTGGATACAAGATAGCAGAATTAGGGGATTTGGATGAGGTTTATGATAGGTTGGCTAAATATGATATTTTAGATAAACCCCTTAAACGTGAGATTGCTCTCATGTCCATTAATTATTTTATGGACAAGATCCACCCTTGTGATTTTATTGAGCCAGAAGGTGCTTATGATTCTATGGACAAATCTAAGTCCATAGGCTTTGGAGCGCAAAGTAACAAGATTTTCTCACGTGAAGATCCAAGAATGTATGATTATTTGATGAAATATGTTGAGTTGAGTAAGGTTACTCCCCATCATGTCGTCATTAATGCTGCTCAAAAAGATGAAGTACGTGTTCAAGATAAAACACCACGTTTGTTTACTTCTTTTCCACCCGAGCATACATTTTTAGCCACTATCGTTCTTGGCGATTTTATGGATCAGTTTTTAGATCACAGATTTTGCACTGATATGTCTATTTCCACCGTAGGGGACTCTATACAGACTGGTGCAGCTAGATTCTATTATGAAGAGTTATCAAAATTGCCTTATGTTTATTGTACTGACACAAGTGCCCAAGACTCTTCAGTTTCACCTGAATTTATAAACATGGTTTATGATCAAATTAAGCTTAAGTACACTCTTACAGATGAAGAAGACTCAATGTTTGAAGCTGTAAGATTTAATTCCATCAATAAATTGATGAGCGTGAATGGTGATGTTTATTTAGTTCCAAGAGGGCTTGGTTCAGGTGATTATTTAACTATTGTCATTAATATTATGTGGCGCTATTATATGTTTCTTGAAAATTACAAACACCCTCTTGAAACTGTTCTAGATGACAATAGACTTATAATTTGTGGTGATGATTTTGCATGCTCGTCATTGTATCCTGATTTAGATTTAAGTTCTACATACGCTAAGATCGAATGGGCTGGCAAACCCATAACTTGGGATGAAATGGACTTTTGTTCAATCAAGTTTAAGCCATACATCCATCATGACCCAAAGAAGGTTTTAGCTGTCTTGAATCTTAGGAAGAAGAAAGTGCACCAACTTTCACCTGAGCACGAGATGCAAAGACTTGGTGGTATTTTACGTGTTTTGTCCACTGATGAGGTTTATAATATTGTTCTTAATAGGATGCGAGTGTTGGTTGATAAACACCCTGAAACCCTTATGACCTTTAGGAATTTATACATTTCCTTTGAGGATCTGTACTATTGTTACAATACATACATTTTAAATTAGGTGCTTAAATTCGAATTGAAGCCTCTTTTAAAATGTCAACTAAGGTTGATATTGTAGAAATGATTCCTAAAAAAGGAAGAAGAAGAAATAGAAATAAGAACAAAAATCGTCCCAAATCAAAGAGAAATGTTCCTAGAACAACCCCTAATAGGATTCCTAAGAATAATAGACGTAGGAATAGAAACCGTGGAATGAATTATAATCAAGGAGGAATGATTGATAAATTTCCTAGGGGTAACATGCAAAGCCAAAATTTTCGCTCAGGTAAAGTTTCCAATGAAAATGATATGGAGTATATTGGGGATGTAGTCTCCACCTCAACCGGCTTTGTTGTTTTGAATAGTTATTCTGTTAATCCAGGACAATCCACTGTTTTTCCTTGGATGTCGAAGAAAGCTATATTGTATGAGAAGTATCAGTTTAAAGATCTTGAGTTTATTTATAAACCTATGGTATCTCAATTTGCCTCCCTTGGTACTACAGGGAAGGTGATTCTCTCATTTGATTATGATGCATCAGATGCTCCACCAACTAGTAAACAGCAAATGGAAGATACAGATCCCTCTGCTGATGGTATGCCTTATGAGATGATATGTCTCAAGATGCGACCTAGAGATTTACACAAAAATTCTGATGCTAAGTATGTTCGTCCAGGTGGTTTACCAGGTGGTAGCGACATTAAGACCTACGATTGTGGTATACTTAATGTAGCGACCTCAGGAATTGAGGCCAATTCGGGTACTCTTGGAGAATTGTGGGTTAAGTATAATTGTCTTTTAACTGTTCCTGTTCTTGAACCCACTAACTCCGCACCTATAAATCACAGCACCTCACAATTAGTTAGTTCAGCAGGTGAGTTACTTACCACCGGTACTCTCCACACTATCTTATTTGCGGATACCTCCTCCACTTATGGTTATGTTAATGGATTGGGTGCTGTCAACACTAATGGTAGTATAGTATTACCACCAGGTAACTATATTATTTCAGCATCTGTCTATTTTGCAGCCTCTGGAAATAGTACTGCTTACGAGCTTGTGCTTTATAAGAACGGTAATTACGCTGCTACAAATGTCATTCAGGCATATCCAAGTGGTGCTAATACTAACACTGCATTGTCATCTAATGCTTTTGTTACCGTTAATGGTACTGATGTCATAACTGTCCAAGTTCTATCCAATTTCACTACTGGAACTGTAGATGTATATGGAACTTTGGTCATCAGATCAGCATAATTGAAGTTTGAATTCTTCAGTGGTTTTATCCACGTTTTAAAATTCTAGCCTTTTA